TTTCAGTTGTTTTGAGCATGGTTTGCACATTTTCTTCGTTGGTGCAAAAACAGTTTTGCACATTGGACAAACCCATCCTTGTTGAAGTTCTTCAGCCATTTGTACTGCTCCTGTGAAAAATGTAGTCTGATTTACTTGTTGGTTCTGTGTTTTCATAACCAAGCTGCGCCAAATACTTTATAACAATTTCCCTATTTCCCTCTGTTATGATAACCGGTGAATGATGTTCAATGGTAGATTTTGCCCACCACCACTTTGTATCAGTGGCACCTTCTATCTTCTGTTCTCTGATTTCGTAGATATCGTCGCCACTAATCATCATACACCTATTTCTTTCTTTCTGTCAAGAAGCCGGTTTTCGTGGCATCATTCTTGGTTGATGCATCCTGTGCCTTGTTGATCTTGTCTCGCACATATTGCCATTGTTTCTTATTTGGTGCTTGGTCCTTGAGAACATGACAGAATCCATCGATCCAGATTTTGAGTTCGTGTAAGTTCATTTTATATGACTCCTTTGTATTTTGCAACTGACCCAACCATTATAGTATTGGTCAGACTGGATTGCTTCTCGATTGAGAATTTCTTGTGTCTCACGGTACGAACACCACCCTCTCGAATCACACAGATGTAGGATTTCTTTGGTGATCTGATCACCGTTGTCAACAGCTTCGTTCAATTGAGCATTAGATCCTGTGTATGTCATCCAATCGCTCTCGACACGCATACGTCGCTTCTTTTTATTCTTCTGGTACGTTTTGCTCTTTGTGAAGAGCTTCTTACCTATGTATTTCATACCCGTTGTTTCATTGGTGATCAGATACACAAAACCAACACACCCATCGTCTTCTATCACTGATCCGTCAAAGACATCACCACGATACGTCCACATAAATTTTCCCATCTTGACTTGACACGTATGGGTATTTATGCGATGTTGTTATGGATAAACAAAGGAGACGAGCAATGCCAGCACAGCTTGATCATTATACGATAGATCTTATGAATGAGATCGCACCAACAGATAGAACACTGAGAGCTTGTGGTGATAAAATTACATTACAACAGGCAATGATTTACTTGTTCAATAAGGCACACACACAGGAATTGATTGAGACAAAAGATGACACCAATAGAAGAAGCAATGCCGAAACAGAACATTAAAGTAGAAACTAAGCTCATGTCATTATGGGACGATCTACATTTCAAGAACGACTATCCGTTGGTGTGTCGAATAACATCAACCTTTAATCACACAGTCCGTGGTGATATCGTCGGCAATGCTATTCGATTAACTTTGATTGAGGATTTCAAATGAAACAGAACACCATTAGCCAAGTCTATTGGCGAGTCTATGAGCAAATCTATGGGCAAGTAAATTGGCAAGTCCTTGGGCAAGTCCATGGGCAAGTCCGTAGGCAAGTCGATGAGCAAGTCATTTGGCAAGTCAATAGGCAAGTCAGTGATCAACTAATGGATGATTTCAAATGAACGATAAAATAGCCGGACTAGTATATGGCCAAGGATTTGAGGAAATTCGTCAAGAATTCCTTCGGTCAATCTATAGGAAAGTCAATGATAACATTGTCGATCAAATCAATGGGCAAGTCGATTGGCCAGTCCATAGACAACTAATGGATGATTTCAAATGAGAGATAAAATTGATTGGCAAGTCGGTTGGCAAGTCGATAGGCAAGTCCGCAATCAACTACGGGATGAGTTCGAATGAAAAAGCCCCGGCGATTAAGCCAGGGCTAGGAAATGTTATGAAGCCATTCGAACTACTGTTCGCCTGCCCTTCTTTTCACGTTTGACTATTCCGCGATCTTCAAGTTCGCTTGTGTAAGTCGAGACGTATGGTGATGAGTTACCAACCGCACTAGCAAGAGCACCAATAGAAATTTCGCCTTCCTTGGCGATTGTTTCCAGAATTGGATGATGGTAGTCTATCACATCTGGAACTCTCTTCGGTGCAGTGGTTTTCCTCTTGACACGAGGCTTTGCCTTTGCCTTACGTTTGACTGATGCTTTCTTTACCGGCTCTGGTGCTGGCATAGAAAGATAAGCCATGATGCCATGAAATCCAACAGAGATTAGACTGTTAGATAGAAACAACAAAGCCCCGACTGCTGCAACCGGGATAATGGCATTTACTGTTTTCTTGTCCAACCAAGGAATGAAGTGTGTGATCTGACTTGCACCAGCGTTACTATCCTTGACTGTGCCGACTGCTGCCAACTGATTCCGAATTTTTGTTTCAGCTGTCATCAATGCTCTACAGTTTTTTCCACATCCACCTTTTTTTGACTCTTGCATTCTCAGTTTGATTGTGTCATCAAGAGCCTGTTGCAGTAAGTCCACCTTCTGATTGTGGCTGTTTGTCACTTGCTTTCCACTATCGATTGCCGAAGCGATCCTTGATAGTGATACCGGCGCAGACCATGCTAACGAACATATCAGTCCGAATATACATGACACAGCTACAAGTCTCATCTTATTTTCCCAGGCAACTAACCCTGATACCAGGGCCATACTGGACATGATGGCAATGATAATCGTAGTAATCACTGGTCCGTCCATCATGCTTCCGTTACTACCCATGACGTATTCTACGTTCAGGTAAGTATCGGCGGCGGCACCCAACAATCCAGCAAACAATGCTGCAATGTAAAGCCCTACCCTCATTTTCATATCCACTGAATTTCCTTTCTATTTCCTCGATAATCGCATTGTCCCACAATGCGTGTTAATAGTCAAGTAACATTTTCGTGATCGGACACGAAAAAGAGTGAGCTGGCTTTCGCCAACCCACTCAAATCACCAAACGCACTACCTTTGTGGTGATTATTACTTATTCGTAATCATCATCCAAATCCAGATCATCTGTCATGGTCTCATATGCTTCTGCATACACCTCATCATCATCTTTCAACGATTCGGCCAGATCTGGATCAGACAACCTGATGTGTGGAATCAGATCTTGGTATATAGTAGCTCTAGTATCCTCATCCACAACTCGATTGTTCAATGATTTGAATATCTCTAAAATAATATCTTGCATGCGTATGTTCCTTATTGTAGTGGCCGTGCCTTATATTGACACGGCCTTTATTATTAGATCTCACATGATCCTGGTCCTGCTGAACATGCCAAGGTTTGTGCGCCTTCTACCATATCCAATTCTTCGTGAAAATCTTCCCACTTGATTTCAGTAGGGAAGCTCTTAATCATCTCATTGTATTTCTCTTCTGAGATGGTTTCGTAAGGTGCTTGTCTATAAGATCCGCCATCATACGGCAAGAACGAAACACCAGACATTTCGTCAAAATGTTCGTATACCCATGCGCCAACAGCCATCCATTCATGCTCCTTAACACTGATTGTCACAGATGGTTTATGTTCACACCAATGTCTTTGGAACATCAACCACACTTCCAGATGTTGGATAGCGGTTAGATCTTGCCTAAACACAGAATTCTTTGGTGCTTTCTTTGGAAACGAAAATACCATTGTGGCTGCTGGTTTCGTGACATCCGGTTCTGCCGGAATACCACTATCNATCAGAACNTGNGTTAGTGGATCTTTCATATCACCGCGCACACGACGAATGTAGAACGGATCGTGTCTCTGGTGGATGCCAGATGCAGAATCAGTTAGTTGTGATACTGTACCAGATGGTTTGACGCATGTGATAGCAGTTGATTGTGGAACACCCAAACGCTTGGCAAATTCCTTATTGGTATCAACCGCAATTTGACGCAACGATGACAACAGCTCTTCTGATTTTTGACTGACATTATTGATCAACGGACAATCGAAAATGCCTGTCATAGAAACGCCCAGCAAACGCTCTTCCTCAGTATTCCTAGTCCATGCCTTACGCAGGTAGGGGAAGTTGGTCAAAGACGCCTGTAGCGTGCCTAGAATCGTCGCTAAACGAACCTTACGTGTGAGACTGGTGACAGTATCATTCGATCGAGCAATTGCTTCTGTCAAATTACAGAACTGATTTGGCCTCAGAATGATCTCACTACAGGGATTAGTACCAAAATCCCAATCGACATCACGTCTGCCATTCTTTGCTGCAACACGCCTTGCAGCATCACGACTAAAGATACCACGTTCACCAGATTTTGATTCATAGAGACTTGTCCATTCTTGCATGAAAATTGACATCTCCGGCTTCTCATTATATACAGCAGAGTTGTTTGATAGAGCACGCTGTACATTATATTCCCACCATGCACCGGATTTAGCATTACGCATTCTGTCATCAGATAGATTTGATAGGCTGATCATTGCAGAACGACGAACACCACCAACAACCACTACTTCACCAATCTTGCACATGATGTCATGACATTCTAGTGATGTGAGTTTGCGACCATTAGCTTCACCAAACAACTTAACAACAAATCGAAACAGATCTTCCAGTGGCTCTGGTCCAGATGCACGACCACCAAACGTTTTCAGTGTAGCGCCTGCTTTGCGTACCTTGGATGTATCCCACTTCGGAATCTCACCCGCATAGAGCAACGAGATAAGCATACGCAATGACTTTGCCCAGCCTTCTTTCGAATCACGCACTGTAATTGTGGTATCGGTTTCAAATAATTTATCTGGTACTTCTGGTAGCTTATTGACATACTGACGTTCGACTGAAAAGCCTACGCCTGTACCACACATAAGAATATGCATGGCTTCATCAAATGCCTTTGGATCATCCAGCGTAACGTAGCTACAGTTATATCCTGCCGTGTTATCACGCAACAATGCTGGTCCTGCTGACATCATAGCCCGCATCGACGGCATCACTTCATGGGCAAGGATCGCAGATTCGATCTCTTCCCATTCTGAATTTTTGATTACTGAATTGTGATGCTTGGCGACGTGTGACTTCATGAAGTCAATGTATCGTCTGGTAGTTTCCGGCCAATGCTCTCGCCTTTGGCTTTCTGGTAGAAACCGCGCATATCGCGATTTATGAATATACTGGGAATACAAGTCCATTATTCGTCTCCTGTGTACTGGTAAAGATCCATTCGTCATTTCCCGTTTTTTACTGTTGCTATTGCACTTACTGCTTTGTTCAAGTCTGTTTTTCTGGCTTTGTATTCTCCTATTGAAACATCAATCAATTTCATTTTTTCCTCTACCTTCTGGCGTTCGAGATTCAATTCGCGTATTCTTGAATCGGCTGATTCTATGCCTTCCATTAGAATCGCTCTTGCTATTTTCATTATTCAACCTCGATTTCTTTTAAGAACGGACATAACTCATTCAAAATTTCCCAACACTGTTCTGCAATAAGACGACACTCTTTTTGTGTTGACTGATCCATGCGTACTTGGCAGAAGTGAAACCAATCTCTTACATTACCATTCAAATACAATCTTGTCAAAGCCATGCCCTCTGGAAGGAATACACGACACTGTTCCTTTGCAACGCCACGCTCAATGAATTGATTGTATTTCGATATTGCGGCATCCCACACATCTTGTTGCGCTTCTCTGAAATCATAATCGAGTTGGATGTGCTCTTGTTTCTCAGGATCAAGTTCAATGCTCTTCTGCCTATTCTTTGGATCTTGCAAACGAGCTTCACGGATACTACAACCCATCTCACTGATATTTGCATATCGCTGTGAAAATTCTTGTGGTTTCAGTGATGAATGTCTGAGGATTTGTCGTGAAATATCGCGTGTGGTATTTATTTCCACCACCACATTAGCCATTTCAAACACAGACCAATGCTTGTGATTGATGCAGTATTTAAGCAGCTTCTCAGCCGTCTCAGAGTTGTTTTGATTTGATGGATTACTTACCCTAGCGCAATATGCAATCATCTCTTGCAGACTATTTCTAGTCATTTCTGCTGCGGTATATTCTCCATTGTCTGGTTTATCGAACCACACAGTGTGTGCTATCAATCTAACGTCAGTCATATTCACTCCTTAATTGTTCATTAACTTGCCAACCGACTTGCCCATAGACTTGCCTACGGACTTGCCCACCGACTTGCCCATAGACTTGCCCACGGACTTGCCTATCGACTTGCCAACCGACTTGCCTATCGACTTGCCC